ACTCGTCGCAATGTTTCCTGGCCTATAAATAAAAGAGAATCGGCCTCTACATTCTTACCGCCCGCTCTCATTTCTGAAACTTGCACCAGGAGCTCGGTTATCCGTGGCATAAGAAATTGAGTCCAGACCTGGACCTCCTCCTGCACTCCCGGCTTGCCGGACGATCCTGACTTGATTACCAGATTTACGTTATTGAAAATATCATTTGCCGATTGTTTGGGCCATACAACACCCTCTTTTAGTTTACCGGTCGGCTGGCCTTCCGGGAACTGTTCGTTCGGCGGACCCATTTCTGGCTCTGCTAATGGTCCCGCGATTGCCACAACGTGCTCCTCGGATAACCTTTGCAGGAGTATTTCGAGAACGTAGCGTACTATATCCTCAAACCAATCCTCGATCTCATCCGTATCAGCAGAGATATCTGTACCGACATCCTGGGCAAGTTTATTTGCCTCCCCAAGAGTCCGCGAGCGGTTGCTTTTTGGGTTGGTGATCTCGCCACCACCCGCCACTTTCTCGATTGCCTGTTCAAGGTGTTGGGTCTGATATACAGCGGGGTCGATTGTGGGATGGTTCGCGGGTTCAATAATTTCGCTCATGCGCTTTCCAGGCTGTCCCTGTACAAGTATGATCTCGCCAAGGGTGGCATGGACGTAGGTTTTCATGTCTTTCTCGTTAACAAGCTCGGCATCCGCAACCCAATGCGGTACGCAGATATCCCGGTGGTCGCGCAACTTGGTCATTGAGTTGTTGATCTCTTCAGCAAGCTCTTTGATAAGCTCGGTGTCGGATAGCGGCTCGAACTGCCCGTCAACCGGGTTCTGTGCGAGCGCAAAGTATGGATACCATCTTGCACCGAGCTTTTTCGGTATAAAATTAGCAAGAAATTCGTTTGATCCATGTGCCAGTATCTTTACCCTCTGGCTTTCTATGTCCCAAATCTCGTAAAGCAGGATCAGGTCGCCGTCCTCCTCAACATCCCGGCTGTTTGTCGCGTCGGATGGGGTCGTGTCTATTCTCTTTTTGTAATATTTAGTTCCGGCAGGGAGATCGCCGTATTTTTCCTTTACCTCATCCTTGTCCTTCCATATCTTCTCGATCATGTAGGGTACGTTTATGTATTCATCGAAACTTTCAAGGGCCTTGGAGGGAATGAGCATATTTTTAGGGCTAACAACATCGAAGATGAGCCCCTGGAGCGTTATCACTTCCTCTTTTGTGGCAAGGAGCTCCATCATTTCCTTGAGCTCTTTCATCCGCGCTTTTTTCTTATCCTCTTGATCTATGTCCTGGGCGTCGGCACGGAGCTTGTTGAGGCGGGCGAGCTCGTCGTTCCCGTCCCTGATTCGGTTTCTTACCTCTCCGTCAATCGCGGTTTCCTGTTGCCACCTGGTCTTTAACCACCCGATCCGGGAAGTCTTGGCGGCGCGCAGGCAGGTCTTGGCCCGGCGTTTAAATTGCGCGGCCTGAAATGCCCGGTTCAGTATAAGTTCAGCAGTCTGACCAAACATCCGCCACATGGGTATTTCTGAAGGGTTGATAAACCGGGTTGGCCTTATCGAAAATTCAGGGTTGCGAGCGTAGGTCCGGTTGACAGCCTTCTTTATATGGGCGTGGGTGATATTGATCCGAACGGTTCCGGCGTCATCCTCCTTGTGGAGATCGCCCCAAACCCGTTTGCGGTTCGAGTCGATTACCTCAAAGTGCTCCTTGTGATCGGACTCAAGCGACTCGATGATATTCGTCCATCGGGTTACAAGAGCCTTTTCAGCCTCGTCCGGTTCTTTGTCCTTGTCTTTTTTTCGAACCTCGCCATCTGCTACCGGAAGATTATCGTCCATTAGGTTCTCAATCCATAAAATGCAACCATGGTAACAACATCAGTATTGGTGTCATTGACGCGGACAAACGGCGGGAAAGTGTACATTCCAACCACCACGCCAACCATTTCGCAGACTGTCCCATCCACGAAAACCAAAGCAAGATCGCCAGACCCCGCGCCGCCTATCCATAACTGGGTACATTGCTGTGTAAGATTTGTCGAGTCGGAGGGCGTAACCTGTAAAGACCCGCCGATCGAGAGTGCTCTTGCCATGACGCCCTCCTAAAAGTTTAAGTATATGACCATGGGGATCAAACCCCCTAAGACCCCCACGATCATATATCTCATTAGTTGAAAGTAAAGCCTGTCACCAGGCTGACGTTGGTACACATCCATGTATTCACATCGACGCCTACAATCGTTATCATATCACCAATATCAGTCGCCGTTACGGTTGCCCCGGCACTTGTAGCCGAGCTATCGCATTTAACAATGTCCGTTGCGGTTGGATCAATTACATTCGTCTTTGCATTGTTCCAGATAAATGTAAATTGGCAATCTGGTTCCGCTTCGGGGAGCGTGACTGTTTCAGCCGTACTATCCGCGCCCGCGCCAAATACAATTATCTTTCCAGAATCGGCGCAAGTCAGGGTTTTATCGGCGTAGATTGTAAGCAATCTTCCCGCCGGTTGCCCCCAGTTCTGGCTCCCAAACTTAAAAGATAAAAATTTATTCTGGCTCGTCACGGTTGAATCCGTAGCCATATCCAGACTATTTAACCGGGCGTCCGAGTTGTACCGGATTCCGGGCGCGAGCGTGAACGTCGCAATCAAAAGCAGGGCGGTCAACCACCCTATCTTTTTAAATAATGTTTTCATGGTAAATTACTCCTTAATAAAGTTTTAGGTTTGGGTTTGGAGTAACTTACATCCCGCCCATTTGCCAGAATTTAACTGATCCGCTTGTGAACGCGGAAACTGTGCCTTTCATGTAGCGCGGGCAGGTAACGGTAAAACTGGTGTCAACCATCCTGATATCTGTATCGCCACCACCAACGCCGTCCATTGCACCAGGAGCAAACAGATCGCTGTAGGTAGAATTGTCCGCCGATCCCTCGATCTTTGCGGTCATCACTGAATCATTCGCGTAATCCATACCAACAATAATGTCCTGCCCGTAAAGAAACGGACTTGTGACTTGCTCAACAACTGCCGTAGAAGTTGCCGATGAGAGCGTTGTGCTGATCTGATCTTTTTTAAACATGATTTAGTCCTCCATGACTAAGGTTAATATGCCTTCTCGTATAGGCTGTATTTAGACTTTTTCCTCGCCCCTTCATCTTCCATTTCACAAATATAATCAAAGCTCATGTACGGCTGTTTGGAAACAGGAGGAGGCTCTTTGATAAATCTATGTCCTCTGGACACCAAAGAATACCGCCACTCATCAGCCACATGGTCCTCCATTTCCGTGTCAACATCCTCCGGGTTGTTCTCATCTCTTTGAAGTTCTGGTACGGTGCGAATAAAGTGCTCACAGTTTGCAAAAACCTTGAATCGACCGGAATGGAGAAACTCGTTGCAGACGGCCCACCCGTTAATACGCGATCCCTTGCCGCCTTTCGACGGCGAAAACTGCCCGGCATGAGCTTCCCTTAATTTATTGTTTATCAATTCGGAGATAACTATTTCCTCGCCCCTGGAGTGCCAGCAGTTATGATCTGCTATATTATTTCTAAAGGTTACTCCTCTTTTTCGTTCCCTGGCGTCCCTCTTTAAAATTTTTGTTGCGACTTCGGTCGGAGATTCTTTCGTTCCTAAATCTTCGGCTCCACCCCAACCATAGAGTTCCTTGTATCTATATACTACCTTGTCCTCGTCTTGGCAATACCATCCAACGGAATAAGGCTTTGCATACCCCCAATCCATAGCCCGCCACCTCGGCCAATCGGCAGGAATCTCGAAAGGTTCGACAACGTGTTTCTTTGGGTCCCAGGCTGTAAAATATTGTCCCTCGGTCACATCCCAACGGCCATGCAACAACCGTTTTCGGTCGTGCTCGTTCATTGACATAAGTACTTGCTTGTATCCGGTTCCGGTAAGATGAGGGTTGTCAGAGAGAGAGGAGGGCATGAAACAACGGGTGGAGAGGGCTTCTTCTTGTTCTATCGGGTCCCAGTATCTTTTTACAAAGGCCGTAGGGGAACCATCATTCTGTATGTTCCACCACTTTTTAACCCATGCGTGGCCTCGCCCGCCAGGGTTTGTCGTTGCCCTT